GAATGTTCAGTTACAGTCGGCTTGCCTACGCCGAGGATTCTTACTGTGTCGCCGAGTCCCTTGATTTCGCCGCTGTACTGCTGATTTGTGCCGTCAGCGAATACGAATGCTCTTTCGACTTCTTTGTCGATGGCTTTCGACCAAATCTTTGCTTTGAAATTCTGATATGCCATTTGTGTTGTTCCTTTCTTGAATTACTTGTTCTTCGAGAGTAAATCCATTGACCGCCAAACTTTGTCCCAATTTGCTTCAATCTCGTCGTCGGTCAGGTTATCGAGTTCCTCGGAAGTGTAGTAATCTCTTTCAACACGGTTGTCGGACACCCTGCCTATAGGGTCAGGTGCGAATACCTTTTCCTTGCTCTTCATCGCAAGTGTTGCGTAATACGCCTCTTTGGTAGTCAGTCCCGCCGCAATCATGTTGATGAATGACTCGCCAAGTTCGTCAAGCGACTTTACATTCGGGTCAATCTCCTGCACTTCCCGCAGTCCCTCGCGCATACGCTTGTCGATTTCCATATTGAGCATTTGGTCGCGGAGTTCTTCGTTCTCACGGATTGCGCGCTCATAATCCTGCTCGCGCTCCCACTCCTTGCGATACTCGTCAGGGTCACGCTCTTCGGCGTATGCGTTGGCATTGATAGATAATTCTTCGGCTGTTTCTCCCTCAAAGTAGCGGGCAAGTGCTTCACGCATCATCTTTGCTTCTCTTTCGAGTTGCTGATTCTGCCTGCGCATTTCAGCGAACCGTGCGTCCGCTTCTGTGCGTTCAGACTGTCCCGTTTCCTCTGTGGAATCTACTGCCGTGTCAGGTTCAGCGACTTCCTGCGTTTCTGCGCTTTCGAGAGCCTCGTCCATTTCAGGTTCAGCGACTTCCTGAATTTCTGCGCTTTCGATGTTGATGTTCTCGTCCATACCATCAATTCCTTTCTTATTTAATTGTTATAAAGTTCTATACGACCTTGAAAGACTTGCGCCTCTCTGCCGCCATATAAGCATCGAGTTTCTCGGCGGCTTTCTTTTCGTCTGCCACTTCCTTACTCGTTTTGCTCTTCTTCTGCGGTGCTTCTTCCCAACCGCACCAATTCTTCAATGCGAAGTTCGTTACATTCGGCACATACTTTTTCAGCATCGCGCCGCTTGCTATGGTGTCCGCACACATATCGCGCATCTGCTTTGATGCCGTAGGGTGCAGTCTGAACCACTCGTGTACATCGCCCCTCGGCTTTTCTATGTAGTCTGCAAATGCGGATATGGTCGGTACTACCTTGTAGCCGTCAGCCTCAACGCCTTTCAGGAATGTCTCAAAGCCCATAATCATCGTCTTTTCGGACATTCCTGCTACGCCTTTTGTCAAATCCGTTGCCGTTATCAGATTGCCCATAGCCTTACCTCACTACGCCCTGCTGTGCGAGTTGGCTTTGGATAGCCTGCGCTCCACCGCCCGACATCGTGCTACCGCCCGACATACCGCCCGTGTTCACGCTGTTAGGCTGAACATCAAGCGGATTGCCGAACTCGTCCGTCGGTGGCATTCCCGTCTGCGCCATCTGCTCTTCACGGTCAGCGACTATCTTGCGGAGAATATCTTTCGGTATGCTCGAATGTTCAGGATATGCCTCGACATATTCCTTGAATGTCAGTTTGCCGTTGTTGAAGAGGTTTGTGAGTTCCTGCTGTGAAGCCATCTTCGACAGCGAAGTGTCCTCCGCAATATCGACTCTTACATTCGGCTCTACCGACTGAATCTCTGCCGCCGTTATGGAAACGCCGTCCCATTCAAGCCCGTCAGGATAGTAGACTTTCCACAGTTCGCACCAAAGGAGTGCTACGTTCTCAATGAAGTCCTGATACATTTCCTGCTGTTCGTTGAGAGGGATTTGCTGTTGGTCGCGTATTGTCTGCGCCGCAGTTCCCGATACACGCGAAAGGTCAATGTTACCGAGTTGTGCGTCTGATGCACCTGCAAGAGTTCTTGAGTTATTTAGGAGTTCGTCACAGAGGTTTTGTGCATCAGGACTCATTGACTGTGGTGCGAGATAAGCAATCATGTTGCCTATCGCCTGCGCATTGCCGCCGTTCAACTTGATAGCCGCTCCGACTTTATCGAGGTCTTCAGGATTGGCAATGCTCGTATCGTCATAAGCAAGGCGCGGAAATGCGCTCTGCTTGCCCGAAATCGCTCTTCTTGCGAGCATCTTGTTGAGTTCCAACTGATTAGGTATCAACTGCTCGACTTCGCTCATTCCTCTCGCAGAATTAGGCATTTCTTCCCATACCATCGGTACTATCGGGTATTTTGTCAGCCCGATGCCCTTGTATTCGCCGCCCTTTTTCTGCTGAATCGGGTGCATCTGCTCGTACATCACATCTTTCGTGCATCTGCCGAGCCAAACGATACCCGTTTTCTTGTCCTTTTCCATGTAGATAAGGCTCGTTACCTTGCCTTTTACCTCACGCTTGTTGAAAAGGTTGTCCTCCGTGGCGTTGTCAGGACGGATAAGGTCAATATCTTCCTTTGAAACGCCTGCAAGACGCGCTCTTTCACGCACTACTTCGACATCAAGACGCTCTTCAATGGCGAGCCAAGTCTGCTCCTGAATGTCCATAGTGTTCTCGTTGGACAAGTGCATCTGCGTATTGTGGATAATCTGCGGCGGCTTTCTTGTATCGCCGCCCTCGCCCCAAAATAGGTACGAATCGCCCTGAACTCCCGCGTGCAGTAAGCCACGCTTCGACTGACGCTTGTTCTTTCCTTTCTCCCAAGAGATTGCAAAGAGGTCGTTCAGTTTGCCGACTATCTCGCTTGTCGAAACGGTAAGCGGAACGGGCATTCCCGTCACTTCATCGACAGTCATGCCGCCAATAGGTACTTCTCTTTCGCCGTTAAGGTCGGAGAACAGAGCCGTAACGGTCGTTGCCGCTATGCTCGATACCTTGTATTTGACGGTCGGCTTGATGAAATTCATTGACGGCAAATCTTCCATGCCCTCGCTGTTCTGACAAGCCTCCCATTGCTTGCCGATGTACATGAGCCAATTCTTTTCCGTCTTGGTAAGAATCGCCTTTTCCTGCATATACTGCTTCGATTTCTTGAATCTCTCCCAAATTTCGTAAATGTCTGTCATACTGTTGCCTTGTCGATGCGTTCAAGCATCAATTCGTCGTTCGTAGGTGTGCGCTTCTTTGAATGCTTCAGAATCTTCTTTGGCGCATTGCAGTTATAGCCGACAACAAAGGCTGTTATCGTGCATATAGGGAGCATCAACGCCAAAATCGCGATTATGATTAGTTCCATTACTTCGCCTCTGCCTTTTTAGCCTGCTTCTTTTCAGGCTTTTTCTCTTCTTTCTTCTCTTCTTTTGGTGCTACGGCTTTCATAATCGAGTTGATTTCCGCTTCTCTTCTTTCGTTCTCGTTCATTTAAATGACCCTCAACTTTCCTCGTCCCTGCGAGCCTTTCTTCGTCTTTGCCCATTCAGGGAACATCTTGTCAAAATAATTAACTTTCTTCTTCGGCATGGCATTGCCACGCTGATAAATAAGCCTATTGAGTGCCTGCGACATAGCATCTACTTGGTCGTCATGTGCCGCGTTCGGGAACGAACTGCACTCGTCCACAAAATCGCCCGTGAAGCGTTTATGCTTCGGAAGATGTATATTGCCCGACTCGATAGCACCGAGAATAGCCTGCACTCTCGCCATCTTCGAGCCGATAGGCTGTACTGCTATCACGCCCGTCATTTCGTAACGGAGCATTCGGATAATAGCCGAACCGTTCGCTCTGTCCTCTACGAGTGTCGTCTTGCATTCAGGGTACATAGCCCGAAGTCTGCGTATCTCGACAATCGTGTCAGGAAACGACAGATGCTTCTTTACCGCGTCTATCAGATAGATGTTCGCGTCCGTCTTGCCCCATACCTGAATGGCAACAAAGTCGGATTGGTCTTCATCTTTGAATGCCGCGTCCACGCTCATTACCCATGTATTAATAGTAGGAAGTTCGTTTTCTTCGTAGTATTCCCACCAATCGCGTTGGATAATGTTACCCTCCATAGCGGTCGGTCTGCCCTGAAAGAGAGCGTTCCATGTCATAGAACCCTCCATCGACACAAGACCTTTCTTGTACTCGCGTAGCCAAGCATTGTCTTTGCCGATTTCAGGACACAGAGCATCGCCGATGTTTCTGCGGCAGAGCGTTCCCGTTTCATCCCGCCAACAGAACGGCTCTTTCTCGTCCTCGCATTCGCACGGAAGATTCAGTAACTTTATGTTCTCTTCTTCCTGAAGAAGCCTGCCTGCAAGGTCGTCCTCGTGCCAACGGGTCATTATCAGAATGACTTTCGCGTGCGGCGCAAGACGGGTCTTGAACGACATCAGCCATTCCTCGTAGATAAGGTCGCGCCTTGACTTCGAGAACGCCTCTTTCTTGTTCTTTATAGGGTCGTCTATAATCATCAGATTCGCAGGCTGACCCGTAACACCCGTGCCGACACCACGGCTTATCATTCCACCGTGCCTTGAAGTCTCGAACTCCACCGCTCGGTTGTTGTCCTTTGCAAGCGTCAGACCGAAGATGTCGTCCCCGAACTCCTCTATCTTTCTTCTGTTACGACGACCGAACTTGATAGCAAAGTCCTCGTTGTACGAAATCTCGATGACATGGTTTTCGGGGTGTCTGCCCAAATACCAAGACGGCAGACTCTCCGTTACGCTCTGCGACTTCCCGTGCTGTGGGGGCGTTGAAATCACTAATATCTCATACGGCTTCTCTGTCGGTCGCTCCACAAAGTTCTGTACATACCTACATAAGAACCGATGGAATCTCGTTTTCTTCCAAGCACCCTGATGCACATGGAATACATATTCACAATAGTCTGTCTGTAATACCGCCCGATAAGCGTCTACAGCCGATACATTTCCTGCCATACCACTTTTCAGATTTTTTCAAAATTTTTTGACCAAAGTCCCAAAAAACGCCCTCAACTTTGGGTAAGCCTACTTTCCCCATCAAGTTCCCTGCTGAAAAGCCTTTCGCGCTCACAGCCCAACGAAAAAAGCAGTCGTTACTGACTGCTTTCTTCAAAGGAGATTAATATGAAGAGGGCTTACCAATGCCTTTTTCAGATGCTTTCCGATTTGCTGATACTCTATATATATATAGTAGAGAGTCACACGCCTGCTTTGGGACGGAACGGCTACCCCCCTACCCCTCGGTCGCCCCTGCCGCTCGTTTTCTTCCTTTATTTTTCAAAGGGTCGCGCTCGTATGTGTGAGGGGTCAATACCCTTTGACGCGGCAGACTGTACCTATAAGAAACGCCCGCGCCCGTGTGGAGTTATATGCTCCTGTTGTCCTTGTTCGGCGGCATGCCCGTTTTGTTGCAGGGCTTGTCGCGCTCATTGCTAATCTGTTCTCTACTTATATATGTACTTGTGTTCTTCGCATGCTGTCAAGCGGTTTTGTGCAAGTTATCTACAATATATATGTGTGTGCATGTGTGCGCATATAAAAATGACCGCCGAAAAAAATTAAAAAAGTTTTGGAAATGCTATTGACATACTCTTTAGTATGTGCTAACCTATAGGTGCAATCAAGAACGGCAACGAGTTAATGAAACCAACAGCGATAGACTTGATTGAAACAGTTATAACAATATGAGGCACGCGAACATAAGCACGCACGAGCCAAAGCACGAAAGAAAAAAATATAAACTAATTCAAAATTAACTATTGACATACACATGAGTATGTGCTATAGTACAGACAACAAGCAAGACAGCGGAGGCTGTCAATCAAAGTAACATACACATGAGTATGTACACGAAAGGATAGGCAAAGCGATGGAAAGATACGATTACTATGAAGCGGTCAAGAATGACGCGATTGACGCAATCATCGAGGGCGTGAACTGGAACGGGTCAGAATACCTTGATAACGAGGATAGCATATACGACGACTTGTTCATTGACGACAGCGTAACGGGCAACGGTTCGGGGTCTTATACCTTTAGCAGTTGGCAAGCGGAAGAATATGTATGCCATAACCTTGACTTGCTCGGAGAGGCACTTGAAGAATTTGGCTGTAATGGTATGGAAATGAACGGCGGGGAATGGGCAGATGTTACCATCAGGTGCTATGTTCTCGATCAGGTCATCGGAGAAGCAATAGAAGAGGCGCGGGAGATTATCGAGGAAAGCGAGGGCGAAAACGATGAAAAATAAAAAGGATAAGACACGCACGGCAAAGGCTAAAGCGGAAACGATAGAGCGCAAGAACAGACGGGCAAATAAAATGAGATTTTGCTATCAGTAGAACGGGAGGCAAACTATGGATATTGTAAAAATCGGGAATGTCGAGATGTACGAAAGCGAAGCACGGGAATTATACGAAAACAATAAATACATTTTAACCTATTCAAAAGTGTATGCGGTTGATTATAGCGTTGCACAGCAGAAATTTTACGGGCGCATAGTATTTAATCAAGGCGGCGCAAAGCGTGGGCGTCATCACATAATGAGCGCAAAGGAAATAAATCATCTGTTTGGTAAAACTGTACTATTGGAAAGTTAGGAGGGGCAAACGATGACACGCGAACAGATTATGGAAAGACAGCCGATATTTAACGGGCTTGCGGAACTTTACGCAAAGGCAACACACAACAAGATAGAAGTGTTTTATAACGCTACCGTGGTGTATGCAGGGGATAGTTATGACACGGCAAAACGCTTCACAAATGATACAGAGTTAATAGAGTTTATTTTGACGGGATTGCACGATTATATGTTAGGCATTGAAAAATAAGGGGGTTATAGAAATGACAAACGCAGAAAAAAGAGCATATAACGATAAGTTAAACGTGCATATTGTGTACGGGGGCGAGGACTTCCTGACACGCGCGGAAGTGTCGGAATTAAGGCACGACATAACAGACCGCGTGAAGCATGACGGACACGCGCGTATCGGAAACGGGAAAGCGACAGTATATAACAGCACTAAAGGGCTTATCCTCCGAAGTTATTACACGGATGTTTGCAAGATTTACCGCAAAAGATTTTACAAAATGTGGGTGGGATATAGTGCGACAACACTAAACCATATCAATGAGTTTTTACAGATGAACGGGTATAGGGTTATCAGCAAACGCGAATGGGTTGAAATGCCATACAACAAGGCAATCAAACTTTAATGGATAAGTGCGAATGAGTACGAACGGGGGTAAATTATGAACACTAAAACGAGCATAACAACGAAAACACACAGCACGAGTGTTGACGGGGTAAACGCGAGAACGGAGATTGTCGTGAACATAACGGGAATAAACACACGCATTGTTAAACTTAACGGCGGGGTTATGCGGATAAAGCACAAAGCACCACAGCGCAAGGAATACAAACTGCGAATAACACAGCACTTGCCCGATTGGGGTAGCAATCCACTAAATGACGACTATGAATATGAAAATGTGATAGTTATCGGTAACGACAGTTGCGGGTCAAGGAATGTCAGCGAGTACGCGGAATTATACGATAGGATTGTCGAACACGCAATCGAGGGCGATATGGATTACATGATTCTTAACTACAACAGAAATGGGTATAAGAATGTATCGGAAGTCATCGAGGATTATCTGTGGGTAAAGCCCAACAAATATCAGGTAGGCAAAGTCAAGAAGTGCTTTGAAAAAAGATACGGGGGGTCTGATTCGCACTATTGGGATGAGGATTTGATAGCGGATTTACTGACGCTATTCACTCCACACACTTGGACTTCAAGGGGTATTGCGGGTTGTGTACAGCGCGAGTGGGCGCAAGTGGTGTATCCTACGGACATTTACAGCGACAAGGACATTGACAGATTTGAAGCGTTTTACTTCGGGCTGTATATGGATTATGAAGCGGAATACAGAGGCGACAGCGAGTGGTTTACATTTTGCGGGTTCGAGGATGAAGACTACATACTAAATGAGATAGCGTCAGCCTTTGGCACAAAGAATATCAGTTATCATCCATACTATTAAGAACGGGGGGTGCAATATGACAACAAATATAACAAAAACTTTTTCAATAACTATTGAGTGCGATGAACATCAGGCAGATGTTATCTGTCGCGCACTACACGAGGCATACAGACCGATTAAGGATGAACGCGATTATTGCGATGAAACGGCTACAACATTAAGAATAGCGAGAAACGCTTTTGCTTCAGCAATCGGCAGAACTTATATGGGAGAAGACAGTTAAGGGGTGCGATATGACTTTAGAAGAATACTTTGTAGATTTATTCAACACGGCAATTATGGAAGACAAGGATATGCCAAAAAATTACAGTATATGGGCAACACATTATGGTTGGAGTGTTGTAGATGAAGACACGGGCGAAGAAATAAGCATAGAAATATGCGAGGTGTAATGGAAAGTGAGGTGCGAATATGGTTACGAGGGCGTGGAAAATATACGGAAGAAACGGACACAGACAGCGCGAGAGTTTCAACGAGAGTTGGGTTGCTGATTGGTCGAGGGGTGGCGAAACGAGGATAGTCGCTTGTCAGAACAGCGACAAAACGGGAACTAACGACTATACGATTGTGATTATCACGAGAAATACAGCAAAAAAATGTGAGAGAGAACTTGAGGGGCAGTTATCTGATGGGATATTTGAAAATAGTAGTTTTGGCGATGTCATAGAGATTTCAAGATTGGGGGGTGCGATATGAATTTTCAGGATATTTGGTGGGTATTAGACAGAGAACTTCCCTTTTGGGTAAATGACGGAGAGAACACAATGTACTACAAGAATAAAAACGAGGCGTTAACCGCGCCCTACAAGGTGGATTATACCGACAGAAAAGTGCAGTACATTACATTGGACGGTAGCGGTGTATTAACGATAGAACTTTGGGAAGTGTAGGTGCGATATGGGTAAGGTGCTAATGGGTATTTTGAAAGCGATAGGCTTAATAGGGTTTATCACTCTATGGATAGGTTTGGATAGCATTACAACGATGCTGATTGGATAGAAAGCGAGGTGCGGCATGATTACATACATTAAAATCACAAACTATATGAACGGGGCTTCTCTTAAAGAGCAGATAAACGAACTCATAGACGCGGACAAAATAGATGAAGATGTCAGGCTATTCTTTGCGAAAAGCAACAATCTGACAATGAGGGACTTGGCGAGCATAATGTCATATTTCGACCTTATATGCGACCTTGATTTCGATAGCGAAAACATGGTATTGAAGCCGCGAGACTCACTACTGCGAATGGCAAAATACTGTAGGAAACTTATATAAGGAGGAGAGTACAGTAGCGGTTGACATACACAATAGTATGTGGTATGCTCTGTATAGCAAAGGGGGTTTATGTCAATGGCAAGAAAAACATTTACAAGTAGCGAGGTCAAATCCCGTTGGAACAAGAAAACATACAAGGCTTATCAGGTCAATCTTCGATATGATGAAGACCAACGGCTTATCGACTTCGTTGAAGACAACAAGGATAAGTACGGCACAACAAACATCTTCCGCGATGCTTTGGAAATGTATGTGGACGCAGGTGTGCTGTCGGATTAACGGATAACACTTTATGGATAGGAGAAAGCAATGTCGGGAATCATAATGATAATCGTAATAGCCCTACTGATTGATTGGGTTGATACAACAAGAGAAAAAAGAATACAGCGTAATGTCGAAAATGCACATCAAAGGGCTTACGATAAAATCGACAAGGCTTACGGCGATACGCCTGAAGCGCGTGAGTACAAAGCAAAAATGGATGTTCTCGTTGATGAGGTAATGAAAGAAAAAAACCGCGAGTACAGACCGAAAAATCTTGAGCGTGTTACGACAAAGAAAGAGCGCGAGGAACGCATTGAAGCGGGTAAAAATATGGTTGGATATGTCAGCGAGCATATGGCAAAGGCTCTTGCACAGCAGATTGCACGCGAAAAGAACTTCGAGCATTATGTACAGCAGAGAATGAGAGTGTTCGGATGTTCGAGGGAAGAGGCAGAAGAAATAGTTAAGCGTAATTTTGAGGCATAGTAGAAAGGTAGGTGCGACATGAAGAAAAGCGAATGGGTAAAGCGCATGGGGCTTACAAGTTATGATAGAGATATAATAAATGTCAGCAATTTTGACACCCCACAGAACGAGGTGTGGCGTACTATCTACATTGACGGACGCGGCGATGAATGGGTATGGCTATGGGGCGAGGGCTACCGAGTTGAAAAAGGCAATATGTCTTATGGATATAGGGTTATATAGGATGGAGGTGCGACATGACGGTAAAAGACTTGGTGTCGGTTGTGGACGACACGCAGGAGGTTATCATTATTGCGACGAAGTATTATGCGGAGATGTATAGATACCTTGCAAAGAATATTCCACCCACTTTACTCGCGGAAACCGTGCATAAGGTCTTTCCTCATCTCAACGGTACGGAGTTAGAGTTGGCTATCTCGATTGAGTAAGAGCAGGTGCAACATGGATAAAGCAAGGGCGTTGGAAATGTTTGAACACCATTTGCAGATACTCAAAGACGGGGATTTGCACTATATGGCAGAGGGTCGCAAGACTAATCAAATGCAGATGTACGAGGTCGCAATCGAGTGCATAAAGGAATCAATCAATAAAGGCGAGGGTTAATCCCACGCCATACAAAAGAAAGGTAGGTGCGATATGACTTGGTATACGGGGCATTACGGAAGTTGGGCAAATGGCGGTGTGGTAAAGCACATATCACTCGGTAAAGGCGATTGGGTTGAGCGCACGGGAACATACGACCGCAAAGAAATGTTCGACAAGGCGCAGGAAGTGGCGAATGAGAATAATGTTGTTGTTACTATAATCGCCGAACGCCCGAACGGACACGGGCTATCAGTGGAAACATATAAAGTAGAGCCAAAGGGCGAGGGTTAATTCCCCGCCCTTTTCTTTTTTTGTTCTAATCAGGCATCACGATGTTTGTAAACTTCGTGAGCGCAATCTTTTTTATCTTTCGGAGTTCTCCGAGGTTCTTAATCCCACAATGATTCACGATTTCGTTATCACTATAATGGTCTATCAACCAAAACTTCAGAACAAGACGCTCGACTTCGGGCAAATCGTTCAATCCGAGAACCACCATATCAACATACATTTGGTATTCGTTTTCGCGCAAGGTCAGCACTTTTATGTACTGCTCCCAATCTCCCCTGCTCGTTGCTCCCACGGGGTTCTCGTAATACCCTTTGGCAACACGCATGGCATCTTGTATCGCACCGAGCGTCCTTTTATTCTTTTCGTAGTCCCCTATCAGACCGCATACATCGAAAGTCCAATATCTCATTTGTCCTCTCCGAGATAATCGTCCCAAGTGTAATTAATATCCGTGTGCTGTTGGTGCTTGTCTGACCGCAAAATTTCGTCTGTGACGAGGTTTTCAAGTTCGGTCAATCTGTTTTCCATCTGCACTATCAAAGCCTCTGTCAGCCGCCAAATTTGCTTGCTCACGACCATTGGCACAGTGCAGTAATGCCCGTGGTATTTGTCGCATCTTTCGCAGTTGGGATAAGGGCAATCAGTAACGGGTTTTGCCCTATTTGCGTCCACTCTTTCGAGCAAATCCTGCTCTCTCGTAATGAAGCCGTCTGCTTCAATCTCAATCTCTTTAACCGCGTCTGCTATCATAATTCCCCCTATAGTTTTATCAACCACTCGTGCAGGAACGAGAACGGGATTCCGTAGCCCTCGCTTACTGCACCCTCTAACTCGTAATATGCTTGCGCGTTGTTCTTATGCTTGACTTTCTTTGTTACCCGCATCATCTTGTTGTCGTAAGGTCGCAGGTTATCGACCCTTATTTCAAGGTATTCCGACTGATGCGGAAGAGTTACAAGGACATCATCGCCCACCTTTATGTAGTTCAACACACGCTCCTTTCTATGGTGCAAACAGAGGACGGACGTTAAAAGGAAATTCACAAGAAAAACTGAAGAAAAAGTATGTTTATGGAAAGTGTTTATTGTGTCCGTCCCCTGCTATGCCTATGTAATGTGTACTTGGCATTTTTCGTGCTGAAAATGTAAAGTACAGTTATCACTTCCAACCGCAATCCGTCTGCCATCTATCGTTGTATTCTTGCTCATCTCGGAAGTCATAATCTTCCGTCTGCGGAGTATCGGCTTGCCGTTCTATCTGTTCCATTATCCTTTTCGCACACGATTCAATCAGTTCGTCTTTAAATCCGCTGAAGCAACTTTCAAGGATTGCCGTTATATTCTGCTCAAGCGTCATCACTCGCTTCTTCCCATCTGCTTCGTCATATTGCTCTAATCTATTCTTCATACTTTCCGATATGCTCCAATAAGGGATTTGCTTGCACCGATAATAATTCCCTTCGCCAAAGTATTCTTTGTTTGGCTCGTCCTCAAGTTCAAGGATATATTTC